GCATTTGAAGAGAAGTATGGCTCCCAGCTGGAGCTGATATTTCGTTTTATCGATCGTGCGCTGGCAATTGGCGTACTGGCGTAAGTGGAGAACGAGCATGAACCTTGAAGCCTTACCAAAATATTACTCCCCAAAATCTCCAAAATTGAGTGATGACGCACCGGCGACAGGCTCGGGTGGTTTAACAATTACAGATGTGATGGCTGCGCAGGGGATGGTGCAGTCGAAAGCACCGCTTGGGTTTGCCTTATTCCTGGCAAAAGTTGGTGTTCAGGATCCTCAGTTTGCGATTGAAGGTCTGCTCAATTACGCGATGGCACTGGATAACCCGACATTGAACAAATTGAGTGAAGAAACCCGGCTACAGATCATTCCTTACCTTGTGAATTTTGCCTTTGCTGATTATTCCAGGTCTGCGGCAAGTAAGGCTCGCTGTGAGCATTGTGCTGGTACTGGATTTCATAATGTATTGCGCGAAGTGGTGAAACACTCCAGAAGCGGGGAGTCTGTTATCAAGGAAGAGTGGGTGAAGGAACTATGTCAGCATTGTCATGGTAAGGGAGAAGTCAGCACAGCGTGCAGAGGGTGTAAGGGTAAAGGTATTGTCCTGGATGAAAAAAGAACCCGGCTTCATGGCACGCCTGTTTATAAGATTTGTGGGCGTTGCAATGGAAACCGGTTTAGCCGTTTACCAACCACACTGGCGCGGCTTCATGTCCAGAAGCTGGTACCAGACCTGACGGATTATCAGTGGTACAAAGGATATGCAGATGTCATTGATAAACTGGTTACAAAGTGCTGGCAGGAGGAAGCTTACGCTGAAGCACAATTGAGAAGGGTGACGAGATAAGCGATTTTCGCCGAAGATAACGACATAATGCTTGTGTTTCTCAAAAAATATGGATAAGATTTTCTCAACGATGGGGCTTGTGTATCTATCGTTGAACGATTTTTACGACCTCGCTATTGCGAGGTTTTTTTATGGTTTTTTTCTATTCAATCTACATCAAAATCAATGTGTTATAATGTTTTCTGTAAAACAACATTAAAAACAGGAGAACATTATGAAACTGACCTCTATCCATCTTGAAATACTACGTCGAGTGAATGAATTGCAGCCAAAGGATTCTAGAATTCAGGCTGCATCATTACCTCATCTCTCAGCAAAAGAGGTTAATTTTGCTATTTCAGATCTTGCTGATATAGGTTTTATCGATGTTATACGAAGCAAATCTGCCGAAGGTGGATTGATTGCTAATGAGATAACGTCAAAAGGTTTTGCTTTTTTGAGTGAGATTGGCGCTGAAAAAAATTCATCGATGAGCACTCATTGATTTCTGCTTCAATCGGCTGCCAATTGGCAGCCTAAACTGTAAAGTGAATTTAAAATCGCCTACAATTGATGCTTAAATTTTGTTCTGTATCATCTGCAGGTTTAGGGATATCACAGTAGCTTTCTGACAAGAAGAGTTCTTTTCTTCTACCAATGAAGTGGTTATGTTAACCTGCGCTAAATCGAGACTGGTGCGGAGTGGAATCGAAAGTGTCATATTTTTACAGAAGCAAGAATATTTCAGGTGTTTCTATAAATGAAGATAGCTTGATTAGCTTAAGCACGGCAATTGTCGAACGCTGCGTTAAAATGAATGAGCAAGCTCAAAAGGAAAGTAGGGAAGTTTGTGCTCAATGTGTTTTTTTTATTTTGTTCGATGGTAAGGGATATAAAGTTGATTCTATCGGTGAGCTTGTGAAATACTTTAGACAGGCCACTAGGATTGATCAAATAATTTTTACTATTGAAACTTATCAAAGTCGACAGTCTAACAGGATGAATGGATCTTGGATGGAGCTACGAATTGATGAGAGGAATTCAAATAGCAGCACAATGATTGTAGCATCGGAAGATAATGAGTGGGTTGACTCGTTATGGATTACGATTCAGGATTTACTTAACAAGTGCAAAAATAAATTTAGATTTTTTAGAACAGCTTGGACTATGTTAAGTATCCAGATTTCAGGTGTGACAGTTGGCTTTTTGCTTAGCTTATGGACAGCCTCAAAACTGGCGCCAAAACTATCAATCGATGGTGCATTTGCTTTATCATTTATTTGTATCTTTATTTTGTTTTCGAACTTATGGAGCTTTGCTATTCCATTAATAATTAAGCTTATCGACTTTTTGTTTCCTAGTGTTAAGTTTGTTATTAATGGTAAAAATTACTTTCACTGGAGTGTCCAGGCTATAATTGGAGCGATTGCCAGTGCGGTTATATTATATTTTATTAGCTCCATGTTGCTTTTTGCATTAGAAATGTTAAATAGCATCATTAAGAAATAGTTAATGAATTAGTTATAATTACATCAATTCTATGGCTGCCAAATGGTGGCCTTTTTTATTCCTCTCATTTCTATTTCTGAGAGGACTCACTGCAATAAGAGGTGGCTAATGTCCGATCCGATTTCCGGCACAGGGTTAGCTGGTGGAGCCCTAACGGGCGCTAGTATTTATGGACTGCTGACCGGAACTGATTACGGCGTTGTATTTGGCGCATTTGCAGGGGCTGTATTCTATATAGCAACAGCAGCAGATCTGAGTGCATCGCGTCGACTGGCATATTTTATCGTGTCATATATTGCTGGGATCCTTTGCTCTGGGTTGGTTGGCTCCAAGCTGGCAAACTTGACCGGATACAGTGATAAACCTCTGGATGCTATTGGTGCCGTAATCGTCTCTGCTTTAGCCGTTAAAATCCTGACGTTCCTGAATAATCAGGATATCGGCTCGCTGGTGGCGCTCATAACGCGCCGGGGAGGTTCAGGTGGAGCTAAATGACCCGACAGCAACTATTAATGCGCTGTTATGTGCTTGTGTTGTTATTACTCTGATGTTTTATCGTCGTGGTGATTCGCGGCATCGTCCTTGGGTTTCACGTTTAGCCTGGCTGATTACTGTTACATACAGTGCTGTTCCGTTGGCCTATCTCTGTGGGATTTATCCTCACTCCTCATGGCTCATTATCGTGGCGAATACTATTTTTCTTTCCGTGCTGGTGGCCGTCAGAGGCAACGTTGCACGTTTGGTTGATCATCTGAGGCACTAATGAACCAACAATTATTTCAAAAGGCGGCTGGTATTAGTGCCGGGCTGGCTGCGCGCTGGTTTCCGCACATTGATGCGGCGATGAAGGAATTCGGCATTACAGTACCCGCGGATCAGGCAATGTTTATCGCTCAGGTAGGCCATGAGTCGATGGGGTTTAGCGCCGTAGTTGAAAATTTTAACTACACACCATCTGCGCTGGTGGCGACGTTCGGAAAGAGGATCACACAGCAGCAGGCTGATGCCCTTGGCAGAACATCCGGACATGCAGCTCGTCAGGATGCTATTGCCAATCTGGTGTATAGCAACCGACTGGGTAACAAAGCCCCCGGTGATGGCTGGAAATATCGTGGTAGAGGATTAATTCAAATCACTGGCCTCCATAATTATCGCATCTGTGGTGCGGCGCTGAAGTTAGATCTGGTGACTTCACCTGAACAACTGGAACAGGAGCTACAGGCGGCGCGCTCAGCTGCATGGTTCTACACCTCTAAAGGCTGCATGATCTACGGTGCCGATATTAACCGTGTTACGCGCATCATTAACGGCGGTCTGAACGGTATTGAGGATCGTAAGGTCCGATACAACAAGGCGCGGGCGGCGCTGCTGGTATGAAGATGAGTTATTGGGCGCTCATTTTAACGTTTATTGCTTGTGTTGCTGGTGGTCTTGTCTGGTCAGCGAATCACTATCATGGAAAGTTTCTGGAGGAGCAGAAGCGTGCTGACGCTGCGGAACAGAGAGCTGATTCTACTGAGGCTATCACCGCGAATGTTCTGCGTACTATGGCAATAACGAACATCATTCAGGAGGCGAATCAACATGCAAAACAGCAGATCGCACTGGAGTCACAGAGAACCCAGGAATATATCAAAGTGGCTGTTGCGAGTGATGATTGCGCTTCACGTCCTGTGCCTGCTACCGCTGCTGACCGGTTGCGGAAGTACGCGGACAGTTTACGTGAACATTCCGGCGGCACCACTGCCAGCCAGCCTGACTTCTGAAACACCGATTCCAATTATACCCAGTTCACTGACATATGGTGCTAGTCTGGAGTTGAATGTGGCTCTGTTGTCAGCGTTAGGACAATGTAATTTTGATAAAACCGGAATCAGAAATATTGAATCACGGCGCGCTATTTTGCATTCAAAGTATAAATATCCAGAGTGATGTTATTTATTATAAAGATATGATGCATAAAGTTTAGGTGCTCCAGCTTCTATAGTGTAATGTAAAAGCTTACATAAAGTATGTCATCACATAGAATATGTATCGTGATTAATTATTAGCCCAACCTTTTGGGCTAGTATGAGAGAGGAAGTTAATACAAATCGTTTGTTGATGATTAAAAATGTGCATAGCAGAGTTAGTTATCAGTTGGTTCATTACGTATCATTTTTGTGCGGATTATCGATGGTACAACTGGTAGGGCATCTAATCTTTAGATAGTGCCTGTGGTGCTTAGTTACGATAAAATAACCTTTTCATTAAGTGGAGGTTATTATGTGGCATACATTACTTAACTGGCATTCGGGAACAGAGTGGTCTGCTGTATCGGCTTTAGGTTCAGTTGTATCGGCTTTAGGTTCAATTTTAACTGTTATATTAGGTTTTTGGGCAATGAATGTTTGGCGGCGACAGGAGGCTCTGAAGGCCAAAATGGCTCTGAAAATGGCAGTGGCTGATTATTCAAATGCATTATCACAGCTACCTTTATCTCTTAGTCGTAATGTTCGTATTGAAAAAAGAGCCGAGCTACGAGAGTTAAGCCATAAATTAAATGCTATTAATAATGCTTTTTTGATATGCGAGCATATGTTGGAAAAATACCCAAGTGTAAACAGCGGTTGTCGTTCTTTATCTGTTGCCCACAAAGAATATATTAGAATGAGAGATAATAGCATTCAGGCGAAATGTATTTGTCATAATATTCTTTCAGAACCGTTTGTATTCAAATGAAAATTAACGATTGGTATTTATTTGCCGTTTGTTCATTGGATTGAAAAGTCTATTTAACAAACCGTGTTAAAGCGGTTTTTGATTGCAGTTATGGTTAGATATTTAACGAAAACTACAGGGATAATAGATGCCTCCACGAACCCCAAAAGCCTGCCGCGTTCGCGGCTGCCGCCATACCACGACTGACCCGTCAGGCTATTGCGAAAGCCACAAAAGCAAAGGCTGGAAGCAATACAAGCCAGGCCAGTCCCGACACCAGCGCGGTTATGGTTCGAAATGGGATGTTATCCGGGGGCGTGTACTGAAGCGTGACAAAGGCCTGTGTCAGTTGTGTTTGCGTGCCGGTGTGGTGCGCGAGGCGAAAACCGTTGACCACATCATCCCTAAAGCGCATGGCGGCACTGATGCCGACAGCAATCTGCAGAGCCTGTGCTGGCCGTGTCATAAGGCGAAGACGGCCCGTGAACGGTTGAAGTAAGAACCAGTTCCTACTGCCAGAGGGGAGGGGCGGGTCAAATCCCTGTGACCTGACGTCTTCCGGACTGCCCGCCCCATCGTTTTTTTATACCCGCGAAAAATGAAATTTAACCAGGAGTGCCGCATATGGCTGGAACGGCGGGGCGTTCCGGGCGTCGCCCCAAGCCAACGGCGCGCAAGGCGCTGGCCGGAAACCCCGGCAAGCGAGCCCTGAATAAAGATGAACCTGTTTTTACGCCCATCAAAGGTGTTGAGCCACCGGAGTGGTTCGCTGAAGAAGATCTCCCTCTCGCCACGATCATGTGGCAACTGACAACCAAAGAACTCTGCGGTCAGGGCCTGCTGTGCGTGACTGACCTGGCGGTACTTGAGCGGTGGTGTGTGGCCTATGAATTCTGGCGACGTGCCGTGAAAAATATTGCCAGACAGGGCAACACCATCACCGGTGCAATGGGCGGCATGGTCAAAAATCCGGAGCTGACCGCCAAAAAAGAACAGGAGTCCGAGATGAGCAGCACGGGGGCAATGCTCGGACTCGACCCCAGCAGCCGCCAGCGTCTGATTGGCCTGGCGGGGAAGAAGAAAGCCACTAACCCGTTTCTGACAATCTGAAAATCATCGAATCATGAGCCGGAAATCTTACCCCAACGTAAATGCAGCCAATCAGTATGCCCGTGATGTCGTGCGCGGAAAGATTGTGGCCTGCCAGTTTGTGATTCAGGCCTGCCAGCGCCATCTTGATGACCTGATGGCGGAAAAAAGTAAGTCGTTTCGTTACCGCTTCGACAAGGACCTGGCTGAACGGGCCGCCAAATTTATTCAGCTGTTGCCGCATACCAAGGGTGAGTGGGCATTCAAACGGATGCCCATCACGCTGGAGCCGTGGCAGCTCTTTGTGATCTGCTGTGCGTTTGGCTGGGTCAATAAAGGTACCCGGCTGCGCCGCTTCCGGGAGGTGTATACCGAAATCCCCCGTAAGAACGGCAAATCAGCAATCTCTGCCGGTGTTGCCCTGTATTGTTTTGCCTGTGATAACGAGTTTGGCGCGGAAGTGTATTCCGGTGCCACGACAGAGAAACAGGCGTGGGAAGTCTTTCGCCCGGCGCGACTGATGTGTAAACGCACACCCATGCTGACGGAAGCGTTCGGGATTGAGGTTAACGCCTCAAACATGAACCGTCCGGAGGATGGCGCGCGGTTTGAACCGCTGATCGGCAACCCAGGTGATGGTTCATCACCCCACTGTGCGGTGGTGGATGAATATCACGAGCATGCCACCGATGCGCTTTATACCACAATGCTTACCGGGATGGGGGCGCGACGTCAGCCACTGATGTGGGCCATCACCACCGCCGGGTACAACATTGAGGGGCCGTGCTACGACAAACGGCGGGAAGTCATCGAGATGCTCAACGGCTCGGTGCCTAACGATGAACTGTTCGGGATCATCTATACCGTTGATGAAGGTGACGACTGGACCGACCCGCAGGTGCTGGAAAAAGCCAATCCAAATATTGGCGTGTCGGTTTATCGCGAATTTTTGTTAAGTCAGCAGCAGCGTGCGAAAAATAACGCCCGTCTGGCAAACGTCTTTAAAACAAAACACCTCAATATCTGGGTGTCGGCGCGTTCGGCGTATTTCAACCTGGTGAGCTGGCAGAGCTGCGAGGATAAATCACTGACTCTTGAGCAGTTCGAGGGGCAGCCGTGCATTCTGGCCTTTGACCTGGCGCGTAAGCTGGATATGAACAGCATGGCGCGACTTTATACCCGCGAGATTGACGGTAAAACGCATTACTACAGTGTGGCCCCGCGTTTCTGGGTACCGTATGACACGGTGTATAGCGTCGAGAAAAATGAAGATCGCCGGACAGCCGAACGCTTTCAGAAATGGGTGGAAATGGGCGTTCTGACCGTTACCGATGGTGCAGAGGTGGATTATCGCTACATCCTCGAAGAGGCCAAAGCGGCGAACAAAATCAGCCCGGTCAGTGAGTCACCCATCGACCCTTTCGGAGCGACCGGGCTGTCACATGACCTTGCTGATGAAGACCTGAATCCCGTTACTATCGTCCAGAACTTCGCCAATATGTCCGACCCGATGAAAGAGCTGGAGGCAGCGATTGAATCGGGACGCTTTCATCATGACGGCAATCCCATCATGACCTGGTGTATCGGCAACGTGGTCGGCAAAAACATGCCAGGTAACGATGATTTAGTGAAGCCCGTCAAAGAGCAGGCGGAAAACAAAATCGATGGTGCAGTTGCGCTGATTATGACGGTTGGCAGAGCTATGCTGTACGAGAAAGAAGACACGCTGTCTGATCACATTGAGTCCTACGGGATCCGCTCGCTTTAACTGAGGTAATTATGCTCATGCTGATTCTCGCGCCTCTGGTGGGCGTGCTGGGTGCGCTTTTGCTGGCGTATGGTGCCTGGCTGATTTATCCCCCGGCGGGGTTTGTTGTTGCCGGGGCGCTGTGCCTGTTCTGGTCGTGGCTGGTGGCGCGATATCTCGACCGTACACAGCCGTCTGTCGGCGGAGGTAAATAGTGTTCTTTTCGGGATTATTTCAACGAAAAAGTGACGCACCGGTGACCACGCCAGCAGAGCTGGCGGATGCTATCGGGCTGTCATATGACACCTATACCGGAAAGCAGATCAGCAGCCAGCGGGCCATGCGACTGACGGCGGTTTTTTCCTGCGTCAGGGTGCTGGCGGAGTCGGTCGGGATGTTGCCCTGCAACCTGTATCACCTGAACGGCAGCCTGAAACAGAGAGCCACCGGCGAACGTCTGCATAAGCTGATCTCCACGCATCCCAATGGCTATATGACGCCGCAGGAGTTCTGGGAGCTGGTGGTCACCTGTCTGTGCCTGCGGGGAAACTTTTACGCCTACAAAGTGAAAGCATTTGGCGAAGTGGCTGAACTGCTGCCCGTCGACCCAGGTTGTGTGGTACCGAAGCTTAACAGTAGCTGGGAACCGGTTTACCAGGTCACATTCCCGGACGGCTCCACGGATGTACTGAGCCAGGAAGATATCTGGCATGTGCGCACGCTGACGCTGGACGGTCTGGTGGGACTGAATCCCATCGCCTATGCCCGCGAGGCAATATCGCTGGCAGCTGCGACCGAAGAGCACGGGGCCAGACTGTTCAGCAATGGTGCGGTGACGTCCGGTGTGTTGCGTACAGAGCAGACGCTGTCGGATCAGGCTTATGAGCGTCTGAAGAAAGATTTTGAGGAGCGTCACACCGGGCTTGGTAATGCTCACCGCCCGATGATCCTTGAGATGGGGCTGGACTGGAAGTCGATGGCGCTGAACGCCGAGGACAGCCAGTTCCTGGAAACCCGCAAGTTTCAGCTTGAAGAAATCTGTCGTCTGTTCCGTGTGCCATTGCACATGGTGCAGAACACCGATCGCGCCACTTTCAACAATATCGAAGAACTGGGGCTGGGATTTATCAACTATTCACTGGTGCCGTATCTGACCCGCATTGAGCAGCGGATCAACACCGGACTGGTACGAAAAAGTAAGCAGGGCGTTTATTACGCCAAATTTAACGCCGGGGCCTTACTGCGTGGGGATATGAAGTCCCGTTTTGAAGCCTACGCTACCGGGATCAACTGGGGAATTTACTCTCCCAATGACTGCCGCGACCTGGAAGATATGAATCCGCGTCCCGGTGGTGATGTCTATCTCACACCGATGAACATGACCACGAAACCCTCCGATGGCAGTAAAGCCGGTAAGCAGAAGGATAACGCCAATGCAGACGAAACAACGTCTTGATGTACCGCTGAGTCTGAAATCTGTCAGTGACTCCGGTGAGTTTGAAGGGTATGGCTCCGTCTTTGGTGTAAAGGACAGCCACGATGATGTGGTGATGTCAGGGGCATTTGCCGCTTCCCTGCGGGCGTGGAGTGACAGAAAAGCGTTACCTGCGCTGCTCTGGCAGCACCGCATGGATGAACCCATCGGTGTTTACACCGAAATGAAGGAAGACGATGTCGGGCTTTACGTCAGGGGACGGTTGCTTATTGATGATGATCCCCTCGCAAAACGCGCACATGCACACATGAAGGCCGGTTCGTTAACCGGCCTTTCTATTGGGTACGTCCTGAAAGACTGGGAATACGACCGGACGAAAGAAGCCTTTCTGCTGAAAGAAATCGACCTCTGGGAAGTCAGTCTGGTGACGTTCCCGTCTAACGACGAGGCGCGGATCAGCGACGTCAAGAACGCGCTGGCCCGCGGGGAAATCCCCGAACAGAAAAAAATCGAAAGAGTCCTGCGTGATGTCGGACTCTCCCGTACCCAGGCCAAAGCATTCATGGCCGGGGGCTATGGCGCACTGTCCCTGCGCGACGCTGAGGATGTGAGCTCTGCACTGAATGCACTGAAAAATCTGAACTTCTAATCAGGAGAAATACGATGGCGGTAGATATTAAAGATGTCGAACAGGTCGCGCAGGAGCTGCAGCAGAAGTTTGACGACTTCAAAGCAAAGAACGACAAGCGCGTGGATGCGATTGAGCAGGAAAAAGGCAAACTTGCCGGGCAGGTGGAAACCCTGAACGGGAAACTCTGCGAGCTGGAAAATCTCAAAAGCGACCTTGAAAAAGAGCTGCTTGAGCTGAAACGTCCGGCAGGTGGTGTGCAAAATAAACTGGCCACTGAGCATAAAGAGGCTTTTGTGGGCTTCCTGCGTAAAGGCCGTGAAGACGGTCTGCGCGATCTGGAGCGTAAGGCATTGCAGGTGGGCACCGATGAAGACGGTGGCTACGCCGTGCCGGAAGAACTGGATCGCAACATTCTCAACCTGCTGAAAGATGAAGTGGTGATGCGTCAGGAAGCCACGGTGATCACCGTTGGCGGTTCCGACTACAAAAAACTGGTGAATCTGGGCGGCACGGCTTCCGGATGGGTGGGGGAAACGGATACGCGATCCCAGACTGCCACCTCCAGACTGGAGCTGATTGAACCTCTCATGGGGGAAATCTACGGCAACCCGCAGGCTACCCAGAAAATGCTGGACGATGCCTTCTTCAACGTGGAGGCCTGGATCAACAGCGAGCTGGCAACCGAATTTGCTGAACAGGAAGAAATTGCCTTTACCTCCGGCGATGGCACCAAGAAGCCGAAAGGGTTCCTGGCGTATGAATCCACGGATGAAACCGATAAGGTCCGGGCGTTCGGCAAACTTCAGCATATTGTATCCGGCGAAGCGACTGCGGTGACCGCAGACGCCATTATCAAACTGATTTACACGCTGCGTAAGGCACACCGCACTGGCGCGAAGTTCATGATGAACAACAACAGCCTGTTTGCCATCCGTCTGCTTAAAGACAGCGAGGGTAACTATCTGTGGCGTCCGGGGCTGGAACTGGGGCAGCCGTCCTCTCTGGCGGGTTATGGTATCGCTGAAAACGAACAGATGCCGGATATCGCCGCTGATGCGAAAGCCATTGCATTTGGTAACTTCAAACGGGGTTACACCATCGTTGACCGTATCGGCACCCGCATTCTGCGTGACCCGTACACCAATAAACCGTTTGTCGGTTTTTATACCACCAAGCGCACCGGCGGGATGCTGGTCGATTCGCAGGCCATCAAACTGCTGAAGATTGCAGCGGCGTAATCACTCAGGGGCGCGGAACCGCGCCCCCTGTTCTGACGGGTGAAGAATCATGATCCTGAAACAAGATCTGAAATGGTCACCGGACGGTATGCGTGTTGAGGTCATTCTGGCCGGTGAGTATGACGACGGGGCGCTTCCTGCCCGTGTGCAGGAGATTGCACTTCAGGCCGGGTTAGCAGAGCGCGGAATCAGTGCAAAAAGCAGTAAAGCGGCAAAAGAGAAAAAAGCCACGACCAGTAAAGAGGGCTGAGCATGTTTCTGACAATGGAAGAGATTAAAGCCCAACTCCGGCTGGATGAGGATTTCGATACTGATGACCGCCATCTGCAACTGCTGGCCTGTGCGGCACAAAAGCGGACGGAAACGTATCTGAACCGGACGCTCTATGCACCGGATGAAACCATTCCGGACAGCGATCCGGACGGGCTGCACCTGCCGGATGATATTCGTCTGGGGATGCTGATGCTTATCAGCCATTTTTACGAAAATCGCTCGTCGGTTACAGACGTTGAGAAAATGGAGTTGCCAATGAGCTTTAACTGGCTTGTCGGCCCGTACAGGTATTTCCCGCAATGAAAATTCGTCAGGCGCAGACCAGCGCAACCTACATTCTGCCGGACCCCGGTGAACTGAATAAACGCGTCCTGATCCGCCAGCGGGTGGATATGCCCGCGGATAACTTTGGCGTGGAGCCTCAATACCCGGTTGCGTTCCGGACATGGGCGAAGGTTGTCCAGACCAGTGCCACCACTTGGCAGGAAACCGCGCAGACCGGGGACGCCATCACCCATTACATCACCATTCGTTACCGCCGGGGGATCACCGCTGATTATGAGGTGGTCTGCGGTGACAGTGTGTACCGGGTGAAACGTCAGCGCGATCTGAACGGGGCGCGGCGCTTTCTGCTGCTGGAGTGTACGGAGCTGGGCGAATGTAGGCAGAGTCACGGAGGCAACAATGACGACTTCCTTTTTGCACGTTGATTTTCAGCAGCCCGCGGAGATGCGCTTTAACCGCGCCCGTGTCCGGCGGGCGTTTGTCACGATTGGTCAGCGTCATATGCGTGATGCCCGTCGGCTGGTGATGCGCCGTGCGCGGTCGGCACCGGGTGAAAACCCCGGTTATCAGACCGGACGCCTGGCACGTTCGATTGGTTACATGGTACCCAGAGCCAGTAAACATCGCCCTGGTTTTATGGCACGTATAGCCCCTAACCAGCGTAATGGAGAGGGAAACCGCCGTATCACCGGTGATTTTTATCCGGCTTTTTTGTTCTATGGCGTGAGGCGAGGGGCAAAGCGTCGTCGCAGCCATCATCGTGGTGCATCCGGTGGCAGCGGCTGGCGACTGGCTCCACGTAATAACTTCATGGTGGAAACGCTTGAAAAGAACCGCAGCTGGACACGCTATTTTCTGGCGCGGGAATTGCGTAAATCACTGAAGCCGGAGCGACGACGCAGATGAAACTGACGCCTGTTATTGCTGCGCTGCGTGCCCGCTGCCCGTATTTTGAAAACCGGGTGGCAGGCGCGGCACAGTTCAAAAATCTGCCGGAGGTCGGAAAGTTGAGACTCCCGGCGGCGTATGTGGTACCGGGTGATGACTCTCCGGGAGAAAACAAAAGCCAGACCGACTACTGGCAGGAGCTGAAAGAGGGCTTCTCCGTGGTTGTCATACTGAGTAACGGGCGTGATGAGCGCGGTCAGTTTGCCTCGTATGATGTGGTGGACGATGTCCGGCAGATGCTCTTTAAGGCCCTGCTGGGCTGGAACCCGGAAGCGTGCGGTAACCCGATTACCTATGACGGCGGCACGCTGCTGGATCTGAATCGTCATGAGCTGATTTATCAGTTCGATTTTTCGGTCATCAGCGAGCTGACCGAAGACGATACCCGCCAGCAGGATGAGCTGAACAATCTGGATGAACTGCGAACGCTGGCGATTGATGTTGATTATCTCGATCCCGGTAACGGGCCTGACGGCGATATCGAACATCACACCGAAATAACCCTTCCTTCCTGAGAATCTTCATGTTTGTGAAACCTGTTAAAGGGCGGTCAGTGCCTGACCCTGCCCGCGGTGACCTTTTGCCCGCCGAAGGGCGAAATGTTGACGAGAACAACTACTGGCTGCGCCGTGAAGCAGCGGGTGATATCCGGCGCGTGAATAAAAAGGTGAACACCGATGACGATAAGCTTTAACACCATTCCGTCGAATACGCTGGTTCCGCTGTTTTATGCGGAAATGGATAACTCGGCGGCGAATACTGCACAGGACAGCGGGGCATCGTTGCTGATTGGTCACGCCAATAACGGTGCAGAGATTGTTGCCAACAGTCTGGTGCTGATGCCGTCGGCAGACTATGCACGCCAGATTTGTGGTGCGGGAAGTCAGCTGGCGCGTATGGTCGAGGCTTATCGCCAGACCGACCCGTTTGGCGAGCTGTATGTGATTGCCGTTCCGGAAGCCACAGGCGCGGCGGCAACGGTTACGCTGACGGTGACCGGAGCAGCAACCGAAACCGGCACGGTGAATGTGTATGTGGGACGTACCCGCGTGCAGGCACCGGTGACCAACGGCGATAACGTCACGACGATTGCCAGCAGTATCAAAGATGCCATCAATGCCGTTCCGGCCCTGCCGTTTACGGCCTCATCTTCGGCAGGCGTGGTCACACTGACCGCGCGTCATAAGGGGCTTTGCGGGAATGAAATTCCTGTCAGCCTCAATTACTACGGCTTTGGTGGGGGCGAAGTGCTGCCAGCGGGTGTACAGATTGCCGTGGCGACGGGGACCGCCGGAACGGGCGCTCCGGTTCTCACCGGTGCGGTGGCTGCAATGGCGGATGAGCCGTTTGATTATATCGGTCTGCCGTTCAACGACACGGCCTCCGTTAACACGCTGGTGACCGAGATGAACGATACCAGCGGTCGCTGGAGCTATGCGCGTCAGCTGTATGGTCATGTGTATACGGCAAAGATCGGCACGCTGTCAGAACTGGTGACCGCAGGTGACCAGTTTAACCAGCAGCACATCACCCTGGCGGGGTACGAAAAAGAGACCCAGACGCCTGCCGACGAGCTGGCGGCAAGCCGTACCGCCCGCGCAGCGGTGTTTATCCGCAACGATCCGGCACGTCCCACGCAGACCGGTGAGCTGGTGGGTATGCTGCCTGCGCCGAAGGGGAAACGGTTCACGATGACCGAGCAGCAGACCCTGCTGTCTCATGGCGTGGCAACGGCGTATGTCGAAAGCGGGGTGCTGCGCATTCAGCGTGATGTCACCACGTACAGGAAAAATGCTTACGGGGTTGCGGATAACAGCTACCTCGACAGCGAGACGCTGCATACCAGTGCGTATGTACTGCGCAAACTGAAATCCGTCATTACCAGTAAGTACGGGCGTCACAAGCTTGCCTGTGACGGTACCCGCTTTGGTCCCGGTCAGGCGATTGTCACCCCGGCGGTGATCAAAGGGGAACTGCTGGCAACCTACCGTCAGCTCGAGCGTGCGGGGATCGTGGAAAACTACGAACTGTTCAAGCAGTACCTGGTTGTGGAGCGTGATGCCAGCGATCCGAACCGCCTGAACACGCTGTTCCCGCCTGACTATGTTAACCAGTTGCGTGTCTTTGCCGTGGTTAACCAGTTCCGTCTTCAGTATTCAGAGGAGTCTGCATAATGGCCCGTATCGGGGGAACCTGTTATTTCAAAATTGACGGTCAGCAGCTATCGCTGACCGGCGGCATTGAGGTGCCCATGAACAGGACGGTCAATGATGACATCATCGGCCTGGACGGTTCAGTGGACCGCAAGGAAACTCACCGTGCGCCTTATGTCAAAGGGACCTTCAAGGTGCCGAAGAATTTTCCGGTGAGCAAAATCACCTCGTCTGATGAGATGACCATCACTGCCGAGCTGGCGAACGGTCAGGTCTATGTACTGTCGTCTGCCTGGCTGCACGGCGAAGCGAACCATAATGCCGAAGAAGGCACGGTCGATCTTGAGTTCCACGGTGAAGAAGGGGATTACCAGTAATGAAAGAGCTTGAGTTAAAGAAACCGATTACCGCTCATGGCGAGACACTCTCCGTACTGGAGTTTGATGAGCCCACCGGGAAAGATGTCCGCGAGCTGGGGTATCCCTACCAGATGAATCAGGATGAGTCCGTCAGACTTCTGGCGCATGTGGTATCGAAATATATTGTGCGGCTGGCGAAAGTGCCGCAAAGCTCTGTCGACCAGATGTCTCCGGCAGACCTGAATGCAGCGGCGTGGCTTGTGGCTGGTTTTTTCCTCCAGGCCTGACGGCTGAATACCTTACTGATCGCTTCTTTGATTGCGCCAGCTACTGGCGCATTAATCCCTTCGAATTGCTGAATATGCCGATCAGTGAAATTCCCTTGCTGGTCAGTCAGGCAAACAGGATAGAGCAGGAGAAACGCACACATGGCTGAATTTGAGCTTAAGGCGTTGATCACCGGTGTCGACAGGCTTTCTCCCGCGCTGTCGAAAATGCAAAAGAAAATCCGGGGATTTAAACGCCAGGCGGAAGAAGCGTCACAGGGTGGGCTGGCGCTTGGTGGCGGACTGGCAGCGGGTCTGACGCTTTCCCTGAAATCTTATGCCGATCAGGAAAACGCCGCCACCGGGCTGAAAGTCGCCATGATGGATGCGAATGGCGAGGTTGGAAAGAGCTTTCAGGACATCAATAAACTGGCTATTGGCCTGGGTAACCAGCTACCCGGTACAACGGCTGATTTCCAGAACATGATGCAGATGCTGGTGCGTCAGGGGATCCCGGCAGAAAACATTCTTGGCGGTGTGGGTAAAGCGACAGCTTATCTTGCGGTACAACTGAAAAAAACACCGGAAGCGGCTGCTGAGTTTGCTGCAAAGATGCAGGATGCTACCGGAACGGCGTCAGAAGACATGATGGGGCTGTTCGACACTATCCAGAAGGCGTTTTATCTGGGCGTTGACGATACCAACATGTTGTCCTTCTTCACTAAAACCAGTTCTGTTCTGAAGATGGTGAACAAGGACGGTCTTCAGGCTGCACAGAGCCTTGCCCCCATCAGCGTCATGATGGATCAGATGGGGATGAACGGGGAGTCGGCAGGTAATGCCCTGCGAAAAGTTATCCAGTCCGGATTAAGCGTTAAGAAAATCAGGGACGTCAATAAAATCATGGCCCGCCAGAAACTCGGGGTACAGCTCGATTTTACTGACGGCAAAGGAAGTTTTGGCGGTCTTGATAACATGTTCAGGCAACTGGCAAAGCTGCGAAAACTGACCGACGTTAAGCGAACAGGTGTACTTAAGGCAATATTTGGTGATGATGCCGAAACCCTTCAGGTGGTCAATGCACTAATCGATAAAGGAAAGGATGGCTACGATCAGATCCAGCAGAAGATGAATAAACAGGCCAGCCTGAATAAACGTGTTCAGGCCCAGCTTGGTACGCTGTCCAACCTGTGGGAGGCAATGACGGGGACCGCAACTAACGGCCTTGCGGCTATTGGCGGCGCATTTTCTGGTGACGCCAAAAATATCACGCAATGGCTGGGGGAGTTGGGGGAGAAATTCACGAAGTTTGCGGATGAAAATCCCCGGGTTATTCGCGGCGTCGTCGGGCTTGCTGCCGGTCTTGCGATTCTGAAACTGGGATTGATGGGCGTGGGCAGTGCCATCAGTATCGTCAGCAGGATCATGTCGATGACGCCGATTGGCATGATTGCGACGGCGATTGCCCTGGCTGCGGGATTAATTATCACTAACTGGGATGTTGTCGGACCTTATTTTAAGAAACTCTGGGAAACCATTAGTCCTTATTTTGAGGCTGGCTGGGAACTTCTGAAGAAGGTTTTTGCCTGGTCGCCGCTGGGGATGGTGATCAATAACTGGGGACCGGTTGTTAAGTGGTTTCAGGATATGTGGGATAAGCTGAAGCCGATTATTGAATGGTTTACCGACAGTTCCGGTGACACGGTCGATGCCATTAACTCGGCGCAGTGGGGCGCGGGTGCTTATGATGCTTATGGGACGGGAATACCGGCACGGGGATACACGCCTTATCCGGCGGTGGATCCGGCTCAGGCAAACAACGCCTCCGATGCCACAGGCTCGAATCCCTTCATGATTAATAAAGCTACCGCGCCAAAAGTTGATGGTGAGATCAAGGTATCATTTATAAATATGCCACCAGATATGCGGGTTACGGAAACACGCTCCAGTGGCATTGATATAAATCACGATGTTGGCTATACCCGATTTTGGTAGCCAGGATTCCCCTCACAGGTATTGCTGGTTGTAAGTCATAAATAGAGTGATAGAATTAATGCACATTTAGAAAAATGTTAATAGGCGAAAAATGAAAGGCTATATCACAGCAAGTGTAATTCTTGGAGCAGCGGCTATTTTTTCATCTCTCATAATCTCTGGCAACATCTCCTTTAAAGATGAACATATTATTCAGTTATCTGGAGGAGCCATAAAACTTGGTGATGTTTATAAAGAAAATAAATTGATAAGTGCAAAGATTATTTTTCCAGATAATCAGGGTGAACAGATTCTTGTTGTCGACGGCAATCCTGAAAACTTTAAGGAGGATTTTCAGGAGAAATTAAATAAAGTAATAAAAACTTTAAATGCGTCAAAGAAAAAAGATGAAGAGAAAGTTAGCCTGGATAATTTAAGTGTTATTGAAGAGTCTAAACTAGAGCTCGTTTCTGCGGTGCGTTACTCTGCTCAGTATGTTCCTATGTTTACTCTGACGCTGGACAAAAAAGAAATTACCATGCCTAAAAATACGGTAATATTTCCATTTGCCAGCGATGAAACAGCTAAGTATTTAAATGAACAACAGCAAAAGTATAAAGATTCGTTGTTTCTGACTCGCTAATTAATAAAATTCATTACAAGGCCACCTTCTAATAGGTGGCTTTTTTATTTTCGGAGTGTATATGACGTGGAAAGACAGGCTTCAGGATGCGTCATTTCGAGGTGTGCCGTTTAAGGTTGAAGAAGAAAGTGCGGGAACCGGTCGCCGTGTGGAAACACATGAATACCCGAACCGCGACAAGCCCTATACCGAAGATCTGGGAAAAGTCACTTTCCGCCCGTCCATCACAGCTTATGTGGTGGGAGATGACTGCTTTGACCAGCGCGATCGCCTGATTGAAGCGCTGAATAAACCCGGTCCCGGCAAGCTTGTCCACCCGACATATGGTGAGCTGAAAGTCTGTGTTGACGGGGAAGTTCGGGTCAGCACATCGAAAAGTGAAGGGCGTATTGTCCGCTTTGACCTGAAGTTTGTCGAAGCAGGAGAACTCTCTTACCCCACATCAGGTGCGGCGACGGCGCAGACGCTGATGTCATCCTGTTCTGCACTGGATGACTGCATCAGTGACAGTTTCAGTGGTTTCAGTATCGATGGCGTGGCGGATTTTGTGCAGAACGACGTCGTCGGTAATGCCAGCACAATGCTTGGGTATGTTTCTGATGCGATGAAAGTGGTGGATTCTGCCGTATCGGATGCCGCCAGACTGTTGCAGGGGGATATCTCGGTACTTCTGCCGCCGCCATCGTCAGGCAAAAATTTCGTTGAGCAGGTGCAGAAAATGTGGCGTACCGGGAAGCGCCTTTATGGTAACGCCAGCGACCTGGTCACCATGATCAAAACGCTTTCCGGTGTCAGCCTCGGCAGCGATCTGCAACCGCGCGGCGTCTGGAAAACGGACAGTAAAACCACCGCCACGGCTACGCAGCAGCGTAACGTGGTTGCCAGCACCCTTCGTACGACCGCAATCAGCGAAGCGGCGTATGCCGTCACCCGATTGCCTGCGCCAACAACTTCCGCGGTGATGCAGAATGCCGCAGTGGGGCAGGCAACAACACCTGCGCAGAGCACTGGCTGGCCTTCCGTCACGCATCCGGCACTGAACAATGCACCGGCGGTGAAAAACACAGTTGACCTGCCGACGTGGGAAGAACTGATTGACATTCGCGACACACTGAATACGGCAATTGATAAGGAGTTGTCCCGTACAACCAGTGATGCGCTGTTTCTGGCGCTGCGCCGGGTGAAAGCAGATCTGAATGCGGATATCAACACGCGCCTTGAACAGTCTGCACGGATCATTCAGCGCACGCCGGATGAGGTTTTACCCGCGCTGGTGCTGGCGGCGACCTGGTTTGATAACGCGGCGCGTGACGCGGACATTATCCGGCGTAATGCCATTACGCATCCCGGCTTTGTGCCGGTGATCCCTCTGAAGGTGCCAGTGCAATGAACGATAACGTCACGCTACGGGTAAATGGCCGGGAGTGGAATGGCTGGACATCGGTGCGCATCGGTGCCGGTGTTGAACGACTGGCGCGGGATTTCAGTGTGGAGATCACCCGCCAGTGGCCGGGAGATGATGGTATCACCACGCTTCAGCCGCGCATTAAAAATGGTTCAAAAGTGGAAGTGCTGATTGGTGATGAGCTGGTGATCACCGGCTGGGTGGAGGCGACCCCCGTTCGTTACGATGCCCGTTCGGTCAGCACCGGTATTGCCGGACGTAGTCTGACCGCTGACCTGATTGACTGTGCAGCCGAACCGACACAGTTTAACGGACGATCGCTGGTACAGATTGCGCAGGCGCTTGCTGCGCCTTTCGGCATTGAGGTGGTGAACAGCGATGCGCCGTCGGGTGTTATTCCGGATGTCCAGCCTGATCACGGTGAAACGGTGATCGAGGTGATCAACAAAATACTCGGTCAGCAGCAGGCGCTGGCTTATGACGACCCGCACGGCAGGCTGGTGATTGGTGGTATTGGCTCAACGCGGGCACATACCGCGCTGGTACTTGGGGAAAACATCCTTTCCTGTGATACGGAGAAGAGTATCCGGGAGCGGTTTTCAGTTTACCAGGTGGCGGGGCAGCGTGCCGGAAACGACGATGATTTCGGTGAGGCCACCACCACCGCGCTGCGGGCCCGCACAGAGGATGCATTTATTGCCCGTTACCGTCCGATGTATATCAGGCAGACAGGGCAGGCTACGGGGGCAGGCTGTATTGCGCGTGCTGACTTTGAAGCCCGACAACGGGCGGCGCGGACGGATGAAACCACCTATGTGGTGCAGGGCTGGCGACAGGGTAACGGTACGCTGTGGCAGCCCAACCAGCGGGTGATTGTCTTCGATCCGGTCTGTGGTTTCGACAATACCGAACTGCTTGTCTCGGAAGTCACGTTTACTCAGGACCAGAATGGCACCCTGACGGAAATCCGTGTCGGCCCGCCTGATGCTTATCTGCCTGAACCTGAAGATCCCGGCGCGCGGAAAAAGAAAAAAGCCAGAGTACAGGAGGACCCGTTCTGATGAGGACGATTGAAGCAATGCAGCGACAACTTCTCGGCCTGATTGGGCGGGCAGTGGTGAAAAGCATCAGTGCCGCCACGAAATGTCAGACCGTGGATGTGTCCCTGATTGCCGGTGAACCCAAAGCCGGGGTTGAACATCTTGAACCCTACGGTTTTACCGCAAGGGCAAACAGCGGTGCGGAAGCGGTGGTGTTGTTTCCGGATGGCGACCGTTCTCACGCGGTGGTTGTTACGGTGTCGGACCGTCGCTACCGCCTGAAAGGGCTGCAGACGGGTGAGGTGGCTGTCTATGACGATCAGGGGCAGTCCGTGACGCTGACCCGGGAGGGGATCGTGGTGGACGGTGCAGGTAAAACGATCACGTTTCGCAATTCACCTAAAGCACGTTTTGAAATGGACCTTGAAGTGACCGGACAGGTGAAAGACCTGTGCGACTCCGGCGGTACCACCATGTCAGCGATGCGGCTTGCCTATAACGGGCATCGTCACAGAGAGAACGGTCAGGGCAGTAACACCGACAAACCTGATAAAGCGATGGAGGCATGATGGAACTGTGGCTGACGGTGAACGGTAAACGCACCTGCGCCAGCGCACAGCTGGATCCGCTGACCCGCGCCGTGGTGATTTCCCTGTTTACCTGGCGGCGGGCGGAGCCTGATGACAACGCCGACGTCCCGATGGGATGGTGGGGGGATACCTGGCCTGCGGTACAGAATGACCGTTACGGCTCCCGACTGTGGCTGCTTCAGCGCAGCAAACTGACCAATCAGCTGGTGCAGACGGTAAGGGGGTATATCCGCGAATGCCTGCAATGGATGATTGATGACGGCGTGGTGTCCCGTATTGATCTGGATATCCGCCGCACCGGGATTAATGAACTGGGTAACAGTATCACTCTCTGGCGTCGTGACGGACCGGTAATGATTTCTTTTGATGATCTGTGGAGTGCGATAACGCATGGCGGACAGTGAATTTCAGCGCCCGACGCTGGCAGAAAATATCAGTATGCTCCGTAACGATTTATTCGCCAGGCTGGACGTCAGCAACACGCTCCGGCGCATGGATGAAGACGTGCGGGCAAAGGTGTATGCGGCGGCGCTGCATACGGTTTACGGGTACATCGATTATCTGGCAATGAACATGCTGCCTGACCTGTGCGATGAGTCCTGGCTGGCGCGACATGCTGCGATGAAACGGTGTCCGCGCAAGGGGGCCACGGCTGCCAGCGGGTATATGCGCTGGGAAGGTGTCAGCGATGGCCTGAAGGTGACCGCCGGGAGTGTTATTCAGCGCGATGACCTGGTGCAGTACACGGCAACTGCCGATGCAACCAGCTCCGGTGGTGTCCTGCGCGTGCCGATCGCCTGCTCAAGTGCAGGCGCGGTCGGTAACGCTGACGACGGTACGTCATTAATCCTGGTCACGCCGGTGAATGGTCTGCCGTCTTCCGGCGTGGCAGATACACTGACAGGTGGATTTGATACTGAAGAGCTGGAAACGTGGCGCGCCCGCGTCATTGAGCGGTATTACTGGACGCCTCAGGGCGGGGCTGACGGGGACTATGTCGTCTGGGCTAAAGAAGTGCCCGGCATTACCCGCGCATGGACATACCGACACTGGATGGGAACGGGGACTGTCGGTGTGATGATTGCCAGCAGTGACCTGATTAATCCCATTCCGGAAGAATCAACGGAAATGGCGGCAAGACAACATATCGGGCCACTGGCCCCGGTGGCAGGTTCTGATTTGTATGTGTTAAGGCCGGTGGCGCATACGGTGGATTTTCATATCCGTGTGACGCCGGATACACCAGAAATACGGGCTGCCATCACCGCCGAGTTGCGTTCGTTCCTGCTGCGTGATGGTTATCCGCAGGGAGAACTGAAGGTGTCGCGTATCAGTGAAGCGATTTCCGGTGCGAACGGGGAATACAGCCATCAGTTGCTTGCACCGGCAGACAATATCTCCATTGCAAAAAATGAACTGGCGGTACTGGGGACGATTTCATGGACGTGACAAACGATGATTACATCCGTCTGTTGTCGGCACTGTTGCCCCCCGGTCCGGCGTGGTCAGCCAGCGATCCGGCGATTGCCGGTGCGGCACCGTCATTAACCCGCGTTCATCAGCGTGCGGATGCCCTGATGCGGGAGCTGGATCCGCGCACCACCACTGAACTGATAAACCGCTGGGAGCGTCTGTGCGGCCTGCCGGATGAATGTATTCCTACAGGGACACAGACCCTTCGCCAGCGTCAGCAACGGCTGGATGCGAAGATTAATCTGGCGGGCGGCATTAATGAGGATTTTTACCTTGCACAGCTTGCTGCCCTGGGCAGACCAGACGCCACCATCACGCGATACGATAAAAGCACGTTCACCTGCTCATCTGCCTGTACTGACGCGGTGAATGCGCCGGAATGGCGGTATTACTGGCAGGTCAACATGCCAGCCGCCACCAACACCACCTGGATGACATGTGGCGATCCCTGTGATTCCGCACTGCGTATCTGGGGCGACACCGTTGTCGAGTGTGTGCTTAACAAACTCTGCCCTTCGCATACCTACGTAATTTTTAAATATCCGGAGTAATCCATGCATCGTATAGACACGAAAACCGCGCAGAAGGATAAGTTCGGCGCGGGTAAGAACGGTTTTACCCGTGGTAACCCCCAGACCGGCACGCCTGCCACCGATCTGGATGATGACTACTTTGACATGTTGCAGGAAGAACTCTGCAGCGTGGTGGAGGCATCCGGTGCCAGCCTGGAGAAGGGGCGGCACGATCAGCTTCTTACCGCGCTTCGTGCGCTGCTGTTAAGCCGCAAGAATCCGTTTGGCGATATCAAATCGGATGGCACTGTGCAAACGGCTCTCGAAAACCTGGGAATGACAGACATTCTGAATGATAAACAGGATAAAAATGATAATCTGACATCATTGTCGAGCTTAACAGGAATACCGGATGGGCTGGCATTTTTTACAGGTGCTGGAACAATGGATATGACAGCGCTGACTCAAAATGGTAGGGAAATTTTAAGTAAAAAAAACGTATCGGAAACTCTACAATATTTAACACTTGGTGATGGAACAGGAAGGCTTTTGGGGGTTCAGGTATTTGGATCATCTGGGACTTATCACAAATCACCTGGTGTAACGAAAATTATAGTGGAAGCCGTTGGCGGTGGTGGTGCCAGTGGCAATTTATCAGCAACAGCCTCAAATAACTGTGGTGTAAGTGCTGCCGGTTCCAACGGGGCATATGCTAAAGCATTTTTTTATCAGTCTATACCTGAATCCGTGCAAGTAACTATTGGAAGCGGTGGTGTAGCAGGAACAGGACCAGGAGGCTCTGGAGGTGACGGCGGGAATACAAGCTTTGGTGATTTGCTTGTATGCCCGGGAGGAAGGGGATCAACTCAAGTTCAGCAGGTACCTCCATTTTCAGGGGGAAGTGCAACAGAAGCACCAATTCCTACAGGGCAAGGGATTCTGTTCCATTCAGTTTCACGATCAAATTTATGTGGGGCACTTGGACTTGGTGATGATCAGGCGATTGGCGTTGAAAGTATAACCACTACTATGCTTGGGACATACGGTATTGGCGGGACAGGTAAATACAATAAGGCGTCATCAGGCCCAGCGACAGGAAATAATGGAAATCAGGGATATATTCTTGTGTGGGAGTATCAGTAATGAGCGATATTTATGCAGTCGTACAAAATGGTGTCGTTACAAATCTTGTTGTATGGGATGGTAAGTCAGAGTTTAAGCCAGAAAAAGCGGATATAGTTAAATGTGTTGGAGATGTTGGTATTGGCTGGTCATATGACGGTAAAAAATTCATCAAGCCTGAAGATAAAACCGCGCAATAGCGCGGTTTTATTTATTTTACTGCTAAAATTCGTTTTCTTAGCATCAGCTCTAAAGGCTCCTCAACTAATTTATAAAGTATGATTGAGACTATGGTTATTATAACAAGGAGCGCTATTAAATAGAGTGGTCCGGGGTTATGTCCAAAGATTTTAAAGCAAAATAATATAATGGGTTGATGAATTAAATAAAAAATAAATGATGATTTCCCTAATAGCTCTAGGGTTTTTGAACTGAGGATAGTATGAATGACTCCATTTCTTAGATAGATGCATGAAGTAAAGAATATTACCATGGGGAGTAAATAATATAACGAATAACGTAGACTATTATTTATGTTGTTGCTATAATATATAGCTATTAGCAGAGGTAATAGTGAAATTAAAAACAAAAGGCTGTCGACTGTCGACTGTCGACTGTCGACTGTC